AAAGGTATACAAACGACCCATTTTTAACATTTCCCAACACACTTTTAACAGTTGTTAGCACAGTTTGGCACGCTTTTTGTTGTGTCCGTGCCAACGAAACGATTTTTAACAAGTCGTTTAGAAAGTTTAACAGATGAATAAAGATGCGTTTTGCCTGTACTCGTTGCATATTTATCCAATGTAAACGACCGCCACCGATGTTGCATAAATATTCAACCGCCACAGAAGCCACAGACCGCCACCGTGTCGCCTTATATGTAGCATACGCTACATACACCACCATAGCCACAGAAGCCACATAGAAGCCACACAGGGCGTTAAAAAGACCCTGTGGGCAACAATACCGCACAGGGTCTAATAAGGGCACAGGGCTTATTTTATAAGGTGAAGCCGTTGCGCAAAATGTTTATAATAGAATTAACATCGTCCATCAACATATTTTTCGTGTCTGCAAAGTGAACGTTGTTCATCTTGACAAAGCCCGAAACGTCTTTGACCTGTTTCAGACGTGAAGCACCTGTTTCTGTGCCTGTGTCTGTTATGGTCTTCTTTTGCAGAATGATGTACGGTGTGAAGCCCATAAGGTAAGTAGAATCGAACTTTGAACCGCCAAGCACCTGCACTTCTTGTTTCTGCGTTCTGAAAAGAACATCGGTACACGGTTGCACTTCATCAGTCCAAACGATTCTATCTTCACAGGTAAGAACGTAAACACCACCACCGCCAAGTAAGTTGACACGCATTTGAAGTGAAACAGTGCAGCCGATAAGGTCAACAGGCAACGTAACAAGACCCAAGAACGGCACGAACATATTTAAATCTGTGTCGTAGTCTGCTGCGCTCTGTGTAGTGTTTGGAATCGTCACAGAACCGAAATCAACCACCTTTGTATCACTCACCAAGTTAAAAACGTTTGTATCTACTTGGAAGTTACCACACATCAGTTTTGAAGTCGAACCCTTTTCAATAGGGAAAAAGAACCGTTTAACCCTGTTGATGTAGTCGCCAAGGTCATAAGAAATCGGGTCTTCTTTCGTGCTTGCTGAATCACCTGTGTACGGAACGAAACGAGCCGTGGCGAAGTCTTCTAAGTTCTGTTCGTTCAAGATATAGGCATTAATAAAACCGTACTTCTTTGTAGGTGTTGACTGAGGGTTAGCCACACCGTCAACAATAATATACCAATCGTCCGTTGTTGGTGTTATTGTACCTGTTGCAGTCAACTTGTCTTCACTTATAGTCATTTGTACTTCACGACCGCCACTTAAAGCGTTATAACCCGATATGGTGCACTTTTTTGCATCATCAAAGATGTTTCCACTATCAGCCGTTAACGTGATTGTAAGCGGTTCACCGATGAAACAGTACGTAGGCTTTGTTACAGGTGTACACCCCGATAAATTATAATCTATGCGTATAGCCTGTTTTGTTTCGCCTGTGATAACTATCGGTTGTTTGAAGTCAACATCGGGCAAAGTAATAGAAGCGTTTGATGTAGCCGTGTCCGTGTCTGCAACGTCATTGATTACAACGTTAACAGAAACAGGTACGTTTTTGCTGCTTCCATCTGTACCAACGTACGCACAGGACACGTTCAACATCACCTTTTTAGAAGTAAGGTTCACAGTTACAGAAGAACCGTCCACGGTGTGCGATTCTGTTGCGTCTGAGATGTTGTTTGTTACTGTTGGCTCTGTTGGCGTTGGTGTTACACTCTCTTTTGTCTTACCGTCCAAGGTAGCAAAACCACCGTAAGAATCAGTCGCAAGTGAAAAGGTTGCAACATTATCCGAAACGCTCATATTTTCCGTTGTAGCGTCTGCGAAAGGGTCTTCGGGGTCTGCTCCATACGTCACAGTCGGTACACCGTCAAAGATGAAGTCATCGGCACAGGTCAAAGTGATAACTGTATTACTTCCCTGTACTTCCGTTTTATATGTGGTATGTTCAACGTTGTTGGTAACTGCTATACTTGGGGTCGGTGTACTTCCAATACTCGCCTTAATAAAACAGGTCATTTCACCTGTGTTACTGCTTCCAACTGTTACACGTCTGCAAATGTACTTACCATCAGAAGTGATTCCGTTTGTTTTACCACTTATCACATATCGGTCTTGACTTGAATCTACCTTTGTCACATTAAAATTACTTACCTTTGTAGAACCGTCAAAAGAACGTGAAATATAAAAATTCTCACCGTCATTTTCCTTGAACTGAAAACCGTCATTCGCTTTGGCTGCAAATACGGCATAAGTTGAAGCGTCATTCGTGTACGTTGTACTTGAATTGTTATCGGTACAGTTTTCTAATTGTAACTGTATAGGATATGTTGAAGCCATTATCTATTACCTTTAATTGTTATCATAATTATTGAACCGTCTTCACTCAGTTCATTCAAAGGGAACGGAATCTTTTCTTTCTGTGTCCTTACGTCACACACAGGCTTGTAGTCACCATCGTATTTGAACGGTTCATTTGTGGCATAGACTTCGCCTGTTGCATTGATAATCTGTTCTTTGAATGTTAGAAGTTCGTCACAGGACAAAGACAAATAAGCCTTGTCACCGTCATATCTTACGGAATCAATAAAGTAATAACGTCCTATTGGTTCAACGTAGCACATTGTAAAGCCATCGACCTTACCACGAACACAAATCACAGGTGTAATAAAATCCATTTCGGAAATCTTGCCTGTAAGGGTCACAGGGTCGCCAAGAACCTTGTTTACCTTATTGCGTTCACCATTGTATTTATAAAAAGAAACGTTCATATTACTGTACTGTTATTGTTGCCGAGCCTGTAAGGTTCACGACACCTTGAATAATACTGTTCACGTTGTCAAAGGTCTTCTTTGATTTCGACACAGAACCTTTTTGCAGATTCCGACCCACCAAGATACAACCCTGTGTGTCCTGTGGATAATTACCAGGATGAATCATTATCCCGACACGGCCGTTTACATTCAACAGGAACGGCATATTTCGACCGAACTTGTTTGAATACTGATACCCGATTCTGTACGTACCTTTGTCTATACACGGGTGATTTACGTATTTGGGTTGTTCCAAAGTATCACACAGGTAAGTGTCATTAAGATATAACTTACCAATAGTGTATTTGTCATTTTGAAAAATTCTTTTAAGTACTAACATATTAAATCAGTTTAAAGTAAAAACGGTGGCACACCGTAATAATGCGCCACCGTCAAATTTAGGCAACAAAGAACACAACAAAATTCTCGTTGGTGTCGTTGAAGTAACCGGCATCGAACTTATAATAATTATTGAAGAACTCAGCCTTTGCGTTGTAATTGGTAGTTACACGCTTATCAAGGTTGCAAACACCGAGTGCGTCACGGTCGAACATCACACCAAGCACGCCACCGATGTTGATAGTATTGTTACCACTTGTAGTGATATTGATAGCAGATGTGTGAGCAAAGCCGTAGTCCTTACCTGTACCTTGCCAAGAAGCAACGGTTTCAGCGTTTGGCAACAGAACTTGTTCCTTGTTGTAGGTGTCTGCGTACAAGTAAGCCTGTGCAGCCTTGGCGAAGTCAGACAAAAGAACGGTGTGCAAAGCGTCCTTTGGTGTGAAACGTTCCTTACCACCAACGTTGAAGAGTGTAGAGATAGACTGCAAACGGTCTGCATACAAACCCATCTGATAAGACGCAAAGCGAATGAAGTTGCCATCGGTCAAACACTCTTCTGCGGTCAAATCTGTTGCTTTCAACTGATTGTAGAGACGCAACAGGTTCACGCAACGAACAGTACTTGCAGTTGCATAGTCCACTGTCTCGTGAGTAGAAGCAACCCAACCGAATGCGGCTTTGTCGGCTGCAAGTGTCTCACCAATCATATTGTTAATTGTGCGCATAATAAGTGCGTCTGTCTTGATAGTCATTGACTTCTCAACTGCTGAGTAAATCATAGACAGAAAGCCGTTCAACTGTGCAGCAGAACTGAAAGATTCCTTAACCTGTCTTTCTGTGATAGAAACAGGAACTTCAAAAGTTACCTTTGAATTGAAGAACTTAGCAGACACAACAGGCTTGTGGAAAATGTCCTGTTTGTATTCCTGTCCGTCTGTGAGATTCCAAGTGTCGTTCTCCTCAGCCTGTGGAACGTCAGCGGAAATCTTTTCAAGTACAGAACCGAACTCCCAAGCGTCCATCAGTACAGACGGAATCTTACCGCTATAAGGACGGTTAACGAACACTACTTTGCCGATGTGGTTAACCAACGACTTAACGTAGTTATCGACTGCGCCTTGGTTGAAAATCTCTGTACCAAGGTCAACAACACCTGTGAGGTCTTCTGCTACGATGTCGGTCTTACCGAGAACCTCACCACTTACTGAATTAATCAGCGAATAAATCTGTTTTACTTCCATTTTTAAAATAATTAATTATTTATAAATACTTAATGTTAAATAACTTACTAAAGTGTTGATGATGTCTTCACGTACATTCATCAAACGTGCCCTATATTCGTCCAACATAGCCTGTGTTACGTTACCGTTGAATCCTGTACGTTGAACCGTTGCTTTTTCCGTTTCCGTACGATTCTTGTCGTTTGACTTGTCTTCTTTGGAATCGTCTTTGAAGCCATCATCGTTGAACGCCTTATCACTCTTTGTGATTCCGTCTGTGTTCGTTTCCTGTAACGTCACCGTCTTGTCGGTCGAAGTACTTTGAAGCACAGGTTTCAGAAAATCGTACTTCTTTGTGAAGACTTCAAACTGATTTTTGAACGTATCTACACACATATCAAGAACTGCGCCTGTGAAGTCTTTGCAGGTGGCTTCCGTGAACGAATCAAGAACTGTTCTGTTTCCGAACTTCACCAAAGCAAAGGTATCGGGTTTCGTTTCCCCGAATATCTCAGCATAAATTTCGGGGTAACGTTCTTTAAAGATAACGTTGAAAAGTTGATTTTCCCCGATGAATAATTCTTTGAATAACATACGCTATAACGAATTAAGTTTCTTCTTTTTCTTCTTTTTCTTCCGTTTCAGAAGTTTCTTCTTTTTCTTCCGTTTCAGAAGTTTCTTCTTTTTCTTCTGTTTCGGTCGTTTCTTTGGTTTCTTCAGTTTCGACCTTTTCAACGTCCTTTGACAACGCCAAGAAGTTTTCGTGTTCCAACTTCCAAGAAGAATTTAAATCTACCTTGATGTCAGTTCCGAACATTTCATTTACCTGTGCCAACGCTTCACGTCTGCTATTGAGCATATTTTCAACGTATGGTAGAAGAACGTCCACGTTCATTGAAACTTCACCAAGGTTCAAGCGTTCACGCTTCATATTATAGTTAGCGTTCAAGCCAAGTTCATTGAGCATTGAAGCCTTGTAATACTGTACGAGTTCAACCAACTGTGTAATATATTGACTGTTCGACACGTTGGCGGTCTGCATAGATACACCCTTGAAGAAACTGTTTTCACCGATAACGGAAAAATCACCGTTGAGAATCTTTTTCAAGAACTCGTCTGCACTCTGTTTGGTCTTATCATCAGAAGCACTTATCAGCATAGTGATTCTTGTCAGAATAGAAGCCGTGTTCAACGAAATAAGACCGTCTGTGTACAGAACCGCAAATTTACCGATGATAGGCAACAGGCTTTGTCCGTTGGTGTCGTTCTTCATCAGAACACAGTCAGAACCGATTCTGTATGTCTTGTTCAACTTCAACCAAGGATTTGCCACAATGTAGTCCAAAGGTCTTCCGTATGCGTCACACTCGCCACCTGTTGAACCGCCAAGTGCGAACAGGTCTTCGCCTACCTTGGCAAAAACACAGTTACCACTTTCCTGTAACAGGCGTTCAAGTTCTACCTGTGGAATGGTGCTGGGAAGACCATCGTACTTAAACATCGACTGAGTGATAGCCAATGTGTGTTCCATAAAAGACGTTACTGCAACGTCCTTGGTCTTCACCTGTGCTTGATAATGAGTGTATATATTATCTAACTTTTTCATTTTACCAAAGTTTTAATTAATGTACAAAGTTCCGTCAAAACTTTCGTGTTTGCTTCAACTGTTGCACTTAACTTGTCAGTTTCAGATTTGTGTTTGTCTTCCTGTTTCATCATAAAATAAAACAGGGCGACGCAAACCGCAATCGGAAAACCAACGTTACTAATTAATGATGTAATTTCGTCCATATTCATAAATACTATTAATTTTAAATCTTTTGCAAAGATACGAATAAAAATTCGTATCTAAGCAAGATTTACATTATTTAACGCTCAAAATGTTATTTTTTGCGCTTGTCATAATATAATTACGTACAATTTCACCGATTTCGTTGTTCTGATAGAAGACCTTATCAGTTGCGAAGAATCGGGCGACCTTGGCTTCAAGTTCTGTTGCAGTACTTATTAATTTGCGCTTGTAGTTCGGGCGACCGTTCATAGTCAGCGAGTAGATAAGACTGTTTTCGGTGTCCTTTATAGGTGTGGTCTTTGCGTGAATGTAGGTGAAGCACTCATCATCTACCTGTACAATATTTGCCTGTAAGACTGTACCGTTAAACTCAATAAAGTACGTGAAAAGGACGTCCTTTGGCTTGTACTTCTTTGGTAAGTGCGGATAAACTGCGAGTTCCCATTTACCGCCTGTAATCATCTGCAAAGCCTCATTTCCAAAGCAGAAGTACTTGTTTGACGGTTTTTCCTTTTCCAAGGTGTCGCAATATTCGACCGCCACCGTTGCACCGTCTTCCCCGAATCTGTATAGGTCGATGTTTCCCTGTGGCATAGACTGAATGTTATTCAGACCCATTTCACCAAAGTACGGACAGAACTTGTTCACCGTGTTACCAAGCATAAATACACGGACGTTGGAACGGTTTCTGATAATTGTACTCAGTACGTTCATAAACAACATAAATTCATCGGGCAAATAATAACGTCTTGTTATAAACTCATCAAATACAACAGTAGTTATCATCGGATAACTTGTTGACTTGTCGTGTTCCTGTTCCGATAAACAAAAACCGTAGCAAAACGGCTTATCATCGGGGAAGCGTTTGCCCTTGTTGCTATCGTAGTACGATAAGAACCATTTACCCGACAAATAGAACACTTCATTGTACTTACCGCCTGTTACTTCTGAAACAAAGCCGTTTGCAACGTGTCCCGAAAACAGGGATTCAGCACGTTTTCCCCTCAAGTCTTCACGCCAACGTCTTACGTACGCACTTTGCTCACCTGTGTGAACGTAATTAATAATCATATACGCCAAACAAGCGTACGTCTTACCGTTGGAACGTTCACCGAAAATAATGTTGTAATCAGCGTTCTTTTCAAGAATAGCTGATAAACTGTAATACTGCGGTTTTTTTGCTTTTTTCTTAAACATAGCTATTAATCTTTAAATTTGATACCCATTAAAAAATTAAGATACATCACGGACAAAGACAGGGAATAACCTGTGGCTTCCAAGTGAACGCCCGAAAGTTCGTGAAATTCGCCCTGTTCACCTGTGTAATCAGTCAACACGCCCTGTTGTTCGTAGTCGATGTACGTGTGAATGTTCTTACCTGTTGCCTGTGGTGGAATCGCCAAGTAATTTGTAAACGCTTCAAAGATACCATCTTGACCGTAGGTTTCAAGTAACCACGGAATAGCACTTTTCTTGTTCACACCGCTTACGGTCAACGATACCGGATAACTTTTACCGCCAACACTCAAAGCGTCTTCTTCTTCGACCATATAACGTTTTGCGCCAAGGGTCTTGAATCTGGTATATAAACCCTCATAGTCCCAAACGCCCATCAGCTTGTTAACGCCCTTTATTGTCTTTGGTTCAAACAGTTCAAAATTTATCTTATGATACTTTGCAGCCTGTCTGAGTTTATATTCCACCATCGTATTATATTCTTTGAAGTACTGTGAATGTGCTTCACCGTTCTTCAACTTCACAGAATCGGTGTCCGAATATATGTAATCATCGCCACACTCATAAATACCTGTAAACAGGTTTCTTCTTGCATAAGCCGTGACAAATACACCCCAAGGATAAAATAGGAAACGGTTTCTGCTATCGTTGTATTTAACCAAAGTTTCGTTTATCTTATCAGCGGTTAAATGTGAAACGTCCCATTGTCCATCGTATGTAAATTCGTCCCTTAACGGATTTGTCACACACATACCGTAACAACTGTTTAACATTTCCTTACTGTTCAAATATTCTACTTCTTTTCCCTTAACGCCCTTTAATGTTGTCTTGTTTGCGTACAGGTGAAGAATAGATTTCACGAACTCTGTTGGCAAATACGCCTTTTTATAACACCACATATCGACCACTTTTTCATCTTGCCAAGTGTAGAACATTTTAAAGACGTTGTAGTCAACGTTGGTAATCGTTGTTACCACCTTGTCAGCCGAAAATACACGACCGTTGTTTTCCACCACGTTTTCTTTATAGAAGCACTTTGAAACAGATAAGGGTGTGTCCTGTACCTGTGAACTCATCAGCTTTGTAAATTCGATGTCGAAGACGCAACAGTAAGCAGACAGGAAAAATTCAAATTGCTTCTTGCTTTTTACTTGTACGTGCACGCCCGAACTCATAGGAAACTGTTCTGCAACCATCACATAAGGGTAACTGCTTGTAAAATCGTAACTGCTTACGTTTTCCACGATGTCGTCTGTGTGGTTCGCATTTGCGTGTGTAAAGCCACCACTAAACGCCCTTTGCAACGTGTTGAACTCATCAGCGCCACTTATGTTCAAATCGTGTATGGTGTTTATATACGCCCAATTTTGAACCGTCTTCCCGAACTCGTCTTCACAGTACAGACAATGTTTCCTACAATATTTGCGGACAAAGCCTGTTTTAGTAATCGGTAAATGTGTAATACCCTTATAGCGTTCTATCATTTCCTGTATGTAGCACATCACCACTTTAACGTCATTCAAGCAATAACCCATTTCCTTTTCAGTTAACGGTGTCTTACTGTGACGTAACAGGGAATAATCAAGGTCGCCCACCATCTTTTCACATTTGTATTTCATAAGTTGACCACCTAATTTCGCCAAGGAATACCCCGACAAAAGATAGCTGCAACGAAATTCGATACCCGATTCTGTGATTGCGTATATCGGTTTTCTTAGGTCGATTGAAAAGACTTTGTTCCACGTGAAACGTTGCCTTATAAATTGGAACTCATAAGCAAAGTTGTGAACGTACACTATCAAACGCCTGTTTTCTGATAACTGCAAATAGTCAGAAATCGTTTCCATCATTTCGGTGAACTCTTCCCAAGTACGACCGACAACGCAATATCCGTTTATTCCAAATTGCCAAACGTACATACAGGAACACTTTTCCAACTTCACGCCTAATTTACTGTACTGCTCATAGGATAGATAATCGTCACCGTTCTTGTAGAATGAAGTGGTTTCTATATCGAAGCAAACAGGAATATCAAAGAACTTTTGTTTTTTGTTATTTCCACGCAAACAGGAATCATCAACCGCCATTTCTAAGACGGTTATTATATCTTTTGGCAAATAGACTTCACCGTGCAAACAAAAATTCTTTTTCTTTTTCATTATAGACCGAATTTCTTTAAAGTACTCATTATTCCGCTTTTAATACTGTTGGCGTAATCCAACACATTTTGAGCGTCTTTTTCCAAATCCTGTTCCAAAGCCTGTTCCAAACGCGCAGCGTCCGTTTCTATTTGGTCGGACACGTCAGACGCTTCAGATTCAAGTTCACCTGTAAAATCCTTGTATCTCATCAGATACTGTTCCACGAAGTTTTCATCGCTTACAGATAAGAACTTGTCTTGAATCTTGTCAGCCATCAAGTTAAATTCGTCTTCTGTAAGGTCGTAAGCGTCCATTAAGTGTTTGTTGTACTCACGAACACCTGTGGCGGTCGATGTCGGTTGACGTAAGAACCCAACGGCTTTGGCGTATTCGGCTTTAAGGTCTTCCCAATCGTGTTTCATTGAAAACTTTGTGAACCCCTTAATATCACCTTTGTTTAACGCCATAACTGCGGGTGAAACAAGTCCCTTTGATTCTATGTTCTGAATACGTCTGTTAGCCTGTTGAAAGATTCTTCTTATCTCGGCTTTGTATTCGGGTGAACTCATCTTTGCTTCGATAATTCTTTGCTTTATTACGGCTTTGTTGAACGAAAACGTTCTATTACTAAAGCCTATTGGATTCATACCCATAACAACTTAAAATTAAAGGGCACACCTAAAAGAATAAGCGTGCCCTATGTGTGAAACTTCAATACTACTTAATATCAACGAAGTTGATACCGTAACAGGTCTTGGCGTGTGACTCGTAAGTATAGATAGTGTAACCTACCTTACCGTCCTTAATTGCCTGTACTGCTTCCGTGTTTGCAAGAATCTCACGGAATGTTTCGCCAAGGTGCTTAGGCATATTTACCAACTTCTTCGCCTGTACGTCAATGATAACAGGTGAATCACCCAAAGCAGAACCGTGAACGTACAGACCGTTGATAGGGTGAATCTCATCGGGTGAAGAACCCTTTGCCACGTCTGCTAACTTGATGTACTCGTAGTCCTTGGTGTCAATACCAAAAGAAGCCTTGTTGAATGTGTTACTAAAACTAAACATAATTAAAACCTTTTAAATGTTAAACTTATTATAAACTGTTATTACTCACTTACCTTTTCCGTTTCAATGCGGTCTATTAACCACTTACGGAATCTGTTAACCTTGATAACTGCTTTGTCATCGTTGCACATTTCCTTTGTCTGTAACAGGGCATTAAGTGCAGTCAAAGCGTTGAACAGGTTTTCTTGATACTCGTTTCGTTCCATCACTTTTGAAATTTGATGTAGCCACCGTGATTTACTACGGTGGTGTCCGTTGTTACTATTACTGTGCGTCCCTTTGCTTCAACACTGTGTGTCGTAGAGCACGAACCAAAGACGCAAATTATTGCAAAGCAAATCGCCGCCCAAGTAACGACCGCAACGGCTGATTCAACCGTTTCTTTTCTTGTCTGTTTATCCATCTTCATATTTACTTTTATGTTCTATGAACTTCGCCATCAGTCTGTTTTCTGATAAGAAGTCAAGAACGATTGATAACTCTTTTTCTAACTGTTCCATCAACAGACCGTCTTTCTTGTCCTGTAAATGAATGTCAGATACCACCGTTCTTGCGTCCAATACCGTATCATTTACGGCATTAAGCAAGTTTTTCTGTTCGGTGTTCAAGCCCTGTGAAATATAGTCCATATCGTCACAGGCTTTGTTCAACACTTGAAGCAACATCAACAATGCTTCTTCTTTCTTCTTTGTTGTCATATCGCCTAATTTTAAGTTATTAAAAGGTGAACCCTGTAAATGCTTCACGGTCGCCTTTGAACTCTTGCCAATAGTTTACGTTGTCGTACTTGTAACACTCAAATTTCTTTGAATCTCTGTTGTACTCGCCACGTACCCAAACAGGTGCTTTTTCTGATTCTCTCAGTTTAAAGAACTCACCCTGTTTAACTTGTCTTATTGTTACTTTCTTCATATTCTAAATTTTAAATCACGGTGCAAAGATACGGCGATTTTTTCACACCACCAAATTATTTTTGTTAAAAAATATTAATTGGCGATTTTTTCTTTTTTTCTCTGTTTTTGCGCTTTTCGGCTTCACCTTATAAAATAAGCCCTGTGCCCTTATTAGACCCTGTGCGGTATTGTTGCCCACAGGGTCTTTTTAACGCCCTGTGTGGCTTCTATGTGGCTTCTGTGGCTATGGTGGTGTATGTAGCGTATGCTACATATAAGGCGACACGGTGGCGGTCTGTGGCTTCTGTGGCGGTTGAATATTTATGCAACATCGGTGGCGGTCGTTTACATTGGATAAATATGCAACGAGTACAGGCAAAACGCATCTTTATTCATCTGTTAAACTTTCTAAACGACTTGTTAAAAATCGTTTCGTTGGCACGGACACAACAAAAAGCGTGCCAAACTGTGCTAACAACTGTTAAAAGTGTGTTGGGAAATGTTAAAAATGGGTCGTTTGTATACCTTT